GAAAAAATGTCTTCGCGGAGAAGGGGAATGAGCAAAAATGTAACACAACAAAAAATAAAGAGAGACAAAAAAGTTGTTCTACGCACAGATTTTTCATATGCAACAAAATCGCGTGCACATATTGCAAGATAGCAATAGCGCACAAAAGAGTTCATAAAAAACCAATTTGGGAGAGTACCGAGTAAATTGCAGGTTGTGGTACCCATAGCTTCAAATTGAGAAGAAACAAACTCAAAAGTTTCTTCATAGGAAACTTGTTCCTCATCGTCCTCTGGGATAGGAGCTAATTTGCAAATGCTTTGTTCATCAACTGCGCACGAACAAACATCATGTGCTCGCAAACATTTTTTGCAATATTTACGCGAGGCTACCAAACCTTCACCCTTTGCAATCAGTTTCTTTTGATTGTCAAAATGACGAACACACATGGCGGTAATTCGTTTAAGAGCTGTATGAATGCCTACTGTAAACTTTTCAGTTTTTCCATCAGCAGACACTAAATACGAATTATTTCCACCATATTTACGATCTCGGGGGATATAAAGATCCAAGTCCCACACATTATTGACCAAAGAACTTCCGGGAAAATCACGAAGAGCTTTATCACTATCAAGACGCTTATCAGGAAGAGCATATTCTTTCCTAGCAAAAACCTCAATATGAACATCAGCACGACGTACGATGGAAAATGGTTTGATAGAACCATTATTTCCGTGGTCAGCGAGGGGGGCATTACTGGTAATCACAAATACACGAGGGCGTATTTCGACCTTACCCTTTTCGTGGAGGTCTGCCTTATTTGCGTAAGTGATCATATTGTTGTTAATATCTATAATTCTCTCCGTTGGGGCCTTATCTAAGAACTCCTTCTTAGTATTACCCATATCATCAAAAAAGATACCAACTGTATCGCCTTTCAAAGTCGAATCAAATTTATCCGACTCCTTAATAACGGCGGTGCCTTTAGGATCTGGATCCACTCCAGATGCAGCAAGACAATCCGCCATCATGATTTGAGCAACAGCAGATTTACCCACGCCAGATTCGCCCCAAATGAAAATTGTAAAAGGGGCAAATCGCATCGAACCATCAATGCGCTTTGCCTGATAGGCAGCACGATTCTTGTGGAGAATTTCCCGTCTTTTCTCCAGATAGCCTTGTTGCCAGGTTCCTTTAGCGGACTTATAAGCACGTTCAGCAAGCTCTAACGCTTCGTCAAGAAGCTGACTGTACTCAATGTCAGAAACAACACGAACCTCATCACGAATAGTGACAGGTTTTTCGTGCAGGTTAAAAACCATGGCATGCTCATGTAATTCAAGCAATGGAAAATACAAGGCATCTAAATTTTTACTATCGTCATTAGTAAAAAGCAACGGTTCAAAAGAACCAGTGCGGAAACATTCGTACCCACCCTCTATGAAGCATACAATAGTGTCCAGTACTGCTCCAACCAAATCGATGGCGGTATGGTGTTTCTTAACAGTTCCAACACGAAATAAATCGACTCCATGGATAGACCACTTAAGATTAGTTACACTGCACAATCCAATTGATGCAGCAACAGTTATCATTGCGGAAATCTTTCCAAATAATGGAGCATTACGAACAGCATCCCAATTTTCCCGCAGTGTGGGTATAGTGGATAACCAGTCAACCTTTTCAGGAAGTCCAGCTTGCTGTTCAAACATATTGAAACCAAAAAGTTTTTTACACCACTCAACGGTTTCCATCTGGCGCAAAACTGCTTCAATAACACTTCCCTTCGTCATAGCTCGTATAGACAACAAAATTTGGCTAGCGACTTGTGCCGGTGTTTGACACATAGGGAGTGATATAGCAAGCGCACCAACTACTTCAAGTACTTCAAAAATTTGAGATGCATTCACATCTGTATTGATAGTGGTTAAAGTGCTCTTTGCCTGATCAATGAGAGCGGTGGGGTAGATATGTTCAACTAACGACTGATGAACATAATCGGCAGAATCATTAGTGGGAAGAATTTCTCCTTTTTTAGGTCTAGGAGGATTCTTCGGGACATTCTGTCTATTCCCGTTCTGGCGTATGCGTTTAAGTTTATTCTTACGCACTGCGCGCCTATTCTTTTGGAATTTGGCACGTGCGTTAGTTTTTGGATCGCACACATCCGATTGGGGTACAAAAGAGTATTGTTTCTCCGAAGAGCAAACACTGTCCTCTTTGTTATTAACAGTGATACTATTATTATTACGCACTACAGAGGTTCCAAAGCTTGTCATTCTATCATAAATATAAAAGCGACAAGCAAAAAGGAACCAATTAGTGGGGGCCCACAAATTGGAAATCCAATTTACTTCGACACAGAGGCTTTGCTCACTCAAAAGAGTGACTTACTCACAAACATCATCAAGCGCTATTCCCC